TATTCTTGAGTTCACTGCTGGTTTCCGCGCCAATGTCACTGCCGATTCTAACGGCACCGCTGGCGCAATGAATGTTGGCAGCATCTCCAAGAAATATGATGTTTACGTCGATCCATACTTCCCGCGTAACGTGGTTCTAGTTGGTCGCCGTGGCAACAGCTTCCTAGAGAGCGGTTATGTCTATTCTCCTTACGTTCCGCTACAGGTCACTCCTACCATCTTTGGTATCGAGGACTTCGTGCCACGCAAGGGTGTTATGACACGCTACGCTAAGAAAATGGTTCGCCCAGACATGTACGGTTTGGTCGTTTGCCAAGACCTAGTGTAAGCACTAGTCTTTGACTAAGAGTTGCCCCTCGTCTGCTTCGGTAGGCGGGGGGTTTCTCTTTGGGGAAACTATTTAGAGAAGAGGAAATCAAAAATGCCAGTACCACAACTTAGTCCTAGTTCTACTACAAGCACTTCTATTCTAACTTCTACAGGTTCAACAGCCGACGTAGCAGCAGCACTGCCTTTTACCATATACAGCAACGTAGCATCTTTTATCAGCGGTGCTTCAGACCAAGTAGCTTATGTTTATAAAAAATTGGGCGGCGACGTTCTCGACATAGAAATAAAAACTGGCAATGTTTATGCTGCCTATCAAGAGGCAGTGCTAGAATATTCTTATATGGTGAACTCTCACCAAGCACAAAATGTTCTTTCCGATATGCTTGGTGCAACAACTGCGTCCTTTGATGAAGATGGAGAGATTTCAGCAGGAGCATCAGACGCTTCAAGGGATTTTCCAAACTTTGGTTTTGCCTACGCTCGCCGCGTTGCCGAGGGTATTTCAACTGAGGCTGGTGTCGGCGGCACTCAAACAGTATATTCAGCTAGTTTTAAGTTGGAGGCTAATACGCAAAAATATGATTTACAAAACGTTGTTCAAACGTCAAGTTCAATTGCAACATCAGATTATTATAACTTAGTAAACAACAAAAAGGTTTTAATTCGTGATGTTTATTACAAAAATGCAAACAATATGTGGAGGTTCTTTAGCTACTATGGTGGTCTAAATGTTGTTGGCAATCTTTCTACTTATGGTCAATACGCAGATGACTCAGTTTATGAAGTTATTCCAACTTGGCATAACCGACTACAAGCAATGGCTTTTGAAGACCACGCCAATGTTCGTTTTTCTCATTATTCTTACGAACTACAGAACAACTTTATAAAAGTTTACCCACCTCCCGGCGACACAGTTTTATCTGACGATATTATCTGGTTTACCTTCACTATTGACGAAGATGCTAACACAGAGGATTCTACACGTTTGCGAGGAGTCAAAGGTGTAAACAATATGAACACGCTTCCGTTTGCAAATATTCCCTACGATAATATCAACTCTATGGGCAAGCAATGGATTCGCAGATATGCTCTCGCACTTTGCAAAGAAATATTAGGACAGGTTCGTTCCAAGTTTGGCACAATCCCGATTCCAAATGACTCAGTGACTCTCAACGGCTCAGACCTTATCAGCCAAGCCCGAGAAGACCAGCAGAATCTAAAAACAGAACTAAAAGAACTTCTAGACCAACTAACTTATCAAGCCCTCTCAGAAGGCGATGCAGCGATTGTGGAGAATAGCGCTAAACTATTACAGAATGTTCCAAACGCTATCTATGTGGGGTAAATAAATGGCAAAGTTTACAAGACCAGCAGCACCACCACCTCCGCTCTTTGTTGGAGAGAAAGAAAGAAATTTAGTAAGGCAAGTTAATACTGAACTTATTGAGAATGTGGTAGGACAGGTTGTGGCTTACTACGCTATTGATATAGACAATTCAAACTTTCACCCTGTTTATGGCGAGAGCAAAGAAAAAAACTTTTTACCACCTGTGAGAGTATATGCAAGAGTAGAAACACAACAGTCCGATGTTCAGCAAACTAAGGCAGGATATGATAGAAGGCAAAAAATCACAGTTTACTTTCACAGAAAAAGACTAACAGAAGACCAGAATCTTTTTGTAAGGGCTGGAGACTTTGTTTTCTATGACGGAGATTACTACGAGATCGTAGAGACACGAGGCTCAAAAAGATTGTTTGGACAAGACGGTCAAAAGTATGAAACAATAGCAGAGTGCCTAAAGGCAAGAGAAGGAACATTTAATGGCTAACGGTATACAGGAACAGGTATTTGTAGAGTCTTCCATAGAAACTATGGACACTGCCGTATTTAATTTTCTTAAAAATGACTTGCAGCTTTATACTGAAAAGCAGGGCGAACAACATCGTGTTCCAATCCTTTGGTCTTCGGCAGAAAGAGCGTTCCAAATAAAAAAAGCAAAAGAACTAAGAGACGACAGAGAAACATTAATTTACCCGCTTCTTACAGTCTACAGAGAAACAATCGAGAGAGACAATGAAACATTTCCGTTTACTCCCGGCTCAAACAACTTTCCAATTGCAAGAAGAATATTGCCAGTGCAAACACAGAAGTTTGCAAATGCCCGAGCAAATAAAAAATTTGGAGTTAACAATAGAAAGTTTGATAATAAAAAGGTAGTTTATGAGACTTTGTTTTCAAACAATGTAATTTCTGTTCTTGCAAAATACAACATTACGATAAGAACAAATTACTTAACAGATATGAATAAAATTTTAAACGCTTTTATTACAGCAAACAACTTTAGGGGCATAAAACTGGAAAACGAAGGTCACACATATTATTTGACAATACCAGACCAATTTAGTTTTGATAAAATTTCAGAGACCCTTGATACAGAAGAAAGGTTCTTTGAAACTTCGTTTGCATTAGAGACAAGAGGCGCACTGTTCCCTAGAATTGAGAATATTGATGAGGCTGTAATAAAAACCTCACAGAGTGCTGTAAATATAAAATTCAATAAAGAAAGAACAATCGCTGGAGAAAAACCACAAATTAGTGGAGCGAAGTCATTTGTGGAAGAGTAACTTTCTTTTCAAGCAAATAGACACTATTTATAGAGACAATTTAGGAGTGAACAAAATATGTCAGTTAAAAAGTTTAGATTTGTATCTCCCGGTGTATTCATCAACGAGATTGATAATTCACAATTACCCTCCGAGCCAGCACCAGAAGGACCAACCCTTATCGGTCGCTCGTTGAGAGGACCAGCGCTTCAGCCAGTTCAGGTTGATTCGTTTGAAGAGTTTGTGGATGTTTTTGGACCACCAATCGCCGGTACGGAGAACGTAGACGCTTTCAGAAACCCCGGCTTTGGTGCCGCAACATACGCCACCTATGCCGCACAGGCTTGGTTGAGAAATAGCTCAACGATTAATTTTGTTCGCTTAATTGGTAAAGAACACCCCAATAAAGAATCTGGTGGCGAAGGTGGCTGGAAGTTGGCTGATTTTAGCAACACTGGCGGCGGCGCATACGGTCTATTCGTATTCAACTCCTCATCAGCCGGTAACCACACTGGCACGTTAGGTGCAATTATTTACTGTGATAGCGATACCCATGTTCAGGTTAGTGGCACGGTTCCTAATCTTGTTGGCAGCCGCGCTGCGGCGCTGACCGGCTCAAGCACACTAGTTTCAACCACAAACAACGAAGTTGTTCTTCGTATTGTACGAGGCGGCGGGACATTACAACAAAACGTAAGTTTTGACAGAACTTCAAGAAAATATATTCGTAATGTTCTAAACACAGATCCAACAAGAACGACCACGGCAATTACGCCAACGGCAGACCAAGAAGAATACTTCTTGGGAGAAACTTTTGAAAGAGCGATTGAAGAGGATCTTAGTGGCGTTACAAATATTGCTTTTGCAATGGCAGTTCCACTAGATAATGGAACAGTTGACGGCGCAGATTTTAATAGAGATTTTGTTATCTCTGAAACTGGTGATGTTATTTCTCAAGACTTATTAACCACCTCTGATGACTTCGATCCATCTATAAGTTCGCGAGTTACAAAGCTTTTCAAGTTTGTAAGTTTGCAAACTGGCGAATATGATCAGGGTGCGGTTAAGATCTCTATTGAAAACATTAGACCAGCCAAAAAGCCCGGTGACTTTGGAACTTTCAATGTTGTTGTTCGCAGAATTGATGATAACGATGCCAAGGTTAAAGAGGTGGAGAGATACAACTCTGTGAACCTTAACCCCAACTCCCCAAATTACATTGCAGCACAGATTGGTGATCAAAATATTTCTTGGGATAATGACGAGAGAGTTTACAAATACTATGGTCAATACCCAAACAACTCAAGCTATGTTCGTATGTCAATGGCACAGGCAGTTGATGATGGAACAATTGATTCCTCGTTATTACCATACGGTTACTACGGACCATCAAAGTTCAAGAATGTAGCATACACATCTGGCTCTTCCTTAACAGCCGGTACAGACTTCTTAACTGGAACAGGTTCACTTCCAGCAGCCGCAGCACCCGCTGGCTACGGCGCAGCGGGCGATTTATTGATTGGTAGTCAAGTTGGTCCACTGTTAATTAAGTTCCCTAACGTCCCAGTGCGTACTACTACGGCTGTTGGCGATGTAAGCAGTCCTCAAGCCGCTTACTTTGGGATGACCACCACAAGAGGCACAGGTTCTACCACTTATGATGAATCGCTTCCAGATTTCTTAAGAACAAAGCCCGGTTCATTGAACAACTTTAGCAGTCTCAATAACCTCACGGAGTTCTCACACATCTTTACTCTTGACGACCTAGAAATATCAAACGGCAATGTGATTTACACTAGTGGCTCAAGAGCAGCAGGCGATTCACTGACGGCAAAGAGCGGTTCTTATTCAATTCTTACTGGCGGTCTCGCACCAAAAGGTTTCACAATTCCCCTATTCGGTGGCTTCGACGCTATGGATATTACCGAGAAAGACCCCTTTGCAAATCGCAATCTAGACGGACAGACCGAGCGCTCAAGCTGCGCTTACCACGCTATGACGGTCGCAATTGATTCAGTCAAAGATCCAGAGATTGTTCAAACAAATGTTCTTTCTGTTCCCGGTGTAACAACTGCTGGAATTACAGACAAGTTGCTTGATGTTGCCGAGGACAGAGGTGATTGCCTAGCAGTTATCGACTTAGCCGGTGGCTACCAGCCCACCTCCGAGAACGCCAATGGGTTCTCAGCCCGAGTTGGTTCTGTAAATTCAACGGTCAACACTCTTAATAATAGAGCGATTAACTCCAGTTTTGGTTGCGCTTTCTACCCTTGGGTTAGAGTGCAGGACACCTTCTCTGACAGCACAGTTTGGTTACCACCATCAGTTGTAGCAATTGGTGCATTCTCTTTCACAGATAGAAATGCAGAGCCTTGGTTTGCCCCAGCAGGATTTACCCGTGGCGGTCTAACAAAGGGTGCCGGTGGTCTAAGAGTTCTAGGTGTTGCTGACAGACTTCGTTCAAAGGACCGTGATGACCTTTACGAAGCAAACATCAACCCAATCGGAACTTTCCCGAACGAGGGTGTTGTCATCTTGGGTCAGAAGACTCTACAGACAACACGTTCAGCGTTGGACAGAATTAATGTTCGCCGCCTCTTGATTTACACAAAGCGTCAAATCACGGCAGTAGCCAACGATCTACTCTTTGAGCAGAACGTTCCCGACACTTGGAATAATTTCCTTTCAAAAGCAGAGCCAATCTTGCGTGATATCAAGGCAGGCTTTGGTCTAGAGGATTACAAGTTGGTTCTCGATGAATCAACAACAACCCCCGAGCTTCGCGATAGAAATGTCCTTTATGCAAAGGTTTTCTTGAAGCCAGCAAAGTCAATTGAGTTTATCGCACTTGATTTTGTAATCACAAATTCAGCAGCCACATTTGAGTAAAAGGAGACAATAAACAATGGCATTTTGGAATTCAGCACAGTTAGAGCCTAAGAAAAGTTATCAATACACGGTAACAATGCCCTCTATTGCAGAGCCTTTTCTTATCAAGTCAGCAAAACTTCCTGCTATGGAAGTAGGCACGTTGGAGGCTGACTACACGCAATACAAGTTCTACTACCCCGGTAAGGTTACTTGGTCACCAGTAGAGTTTACTATTTATGATGTGGTTGGTGATAGTTCTGTGGCAAAAAAGTTGGTAGATCTATTAAAGAACTCCGGTGTACAGCAACCCGCAAATTCAAATGATAAAGCAACTCTTTCTAAGGCAGCGCTTGCAGGCAACCTTGGTAACGTTATCATTTCACAGGTTGACACAGCCGGTAGTATTATTTCAAAGTGGACCCTTACAAACGCTTTTCTAACCAACGCAGATTTTGGTCAGCATGGCTATTCAGATGAAGGGTTGATTGAAGTCAGCGTCACTCTTCAATATGATTGGGCAGAATACGACGGGTAATTATAAAAACAAACAAGAGGAATAATGAGTGCAAGAAATGAAGAAAAACTGGGTTCGTCCTTAGAGCCTTCAGTTCAGTCCCGAGCGGCTACACCACCCCCTGCTAACAGCATACTAAACTTTCCAACCCCAACAGAATTTGTAGAACTTCCCTCTGGTGGTAAATACTATCCAGAGGGTCATCCTTTACACGGGGTTGAGAGCGTTGAAATAAAAATAATGACAGCAAAGGAAGAAGACATTCTCATTAACGAAAGTTATTTACGAGAAGGTGTTGCTGTTGAAAAACTTTTAAAAAGTGTTTTGATCGATAGAAGTTTAAAACTAGAAGATTTTTTGATTGGTGATAAAAATGCTATCTTATTTGCAACAAGAATTTCTGGACTAGGACCACACTATGGTGTAAATCTAGGTTGTGGGGCTTGTGGTGCAAAACAAGAAAAAACAATCGATCTAAGAGAAGTCGAACATAAAGATTGCTTTTATGATAATGTTGACCAAACTGAAAAAGGAACATTTATAACGACATTGCCAACCACTGGTCTTAATGTTGAATTTAAATTGTTGAGTGGTCATGAAGAAAAAAGCATTGAAGAGACCATGAAAAAAAGGAAAAAATATAAAGTTGAACAAGAACGTTTGCTTTATATGATGGAACTTATGGTCCAAAGTATAAATGGCGTTGAAGACCGCTCACAAATTAGAGCCTGTCTGTCCAGAATCCCAGCCAGTGATTGTAGACACTTAAGAAAAACATATGAAAGGGTTTGTCCAGATGTTGACATTAATCACGAATACTCCTGTTCAGAGTGTGGTCACACACAGGAGGTGATAATGCCGCTCACGGCAGACTTTTTTTGGTCTAAGTGATGAGTATGGCAAACAAGTATATGAGGTTATCTTCTATCTTGTTTATTACGCTGGCATAAGTTTTACAGAGGCTTACAACTTTCCTATTGGTCTCAGAAATTATATGTTTGAGAGACTTCAGAAAGAACTAGAAGAAAAAAACAAAGCAATACAAAAAGCCTCCGGTAAGAAAACCCACAAGTTTTAGCGGGTAGTATTTGCTTAAACGGGACTACTTACTCTAGGAGCAGGAGTATAGTTACCATGAAAGAACCCGTTGTTATTAATTTAAACGAAAAAAGAATAGATGAATCTTGGATGTCTCAATTTGGCGCACAAATTAAATTTATGTTGGCGCAGATGGGCTTTGCACCACTAGGTGGCTCCAATATTAAGATTCGCGGACTCCCTTCTCAGATTGGCGCATTTATGGGCGCACTTCAGGGCGAGCGTGCTTATATGGACGCTGCAAAAACCTATGGTCTAACTAATCCAAAAACATATAAAAGCAAGGTCGGTCTAAATCAAGCAATTAGAAATTTTGAACGAGCCACGGGCATCAAATATCCAATTAAATAATTTTAAGATATGGCTACAGAAGAACAAGTAAAAACTCTGGAACAAGAACTGGCTTTACTCAAAGTCAGGAATAAGGTTTTAGGTGAGTTTAGAAGCGAACAAGAATTGGCAGCAGAAGCCGCACGAATTCGTTTAAGCTTTATTGAAAAAGAAAAGAAAGAATTAACTGAAAAACTAGGGTTTTTGCAAGAGGCAAGAGATACAGCCACCGCAACTAAGGAAGAAACCGAGGAAGAATATCAAAATCTTAAAAGGCAACTCCAAGCACTCAATGAAAAAGCAGCAAAAGAGCAAAAAATACTCGATATACAGGTAAAACAGAAAGAAGCCCAAGAAGCCATAAAAGATCTCACAAGCACGACTGCCGGTAACCTTAAAAACATGGCTGGGCAAATGGGTCTGCTCGCTGCTGAAACCGATCCGTTTGTAAGACAGTTTAAAAGTTTTGGTAATGCCCTTCAAAAATCTGTAAAAAACGGAGAAGGCTTGAAAGGTGCGCTAAAGGGTGTTGGCAAGGGAATTGGTGACGCTGCTAAAGATATATTCAGTTTTAGCAATATGATGGGCTTGGTCGGCGGTGGCGCACTGGAAACTTCCGCAGAGTTAATTAATGCGGATAAGGCGTTGGTCCAATTTGGCTTGTCAGCTAGTAAATCAAAAGAAGTTACCAGAGCAACAAGCGCAGAGTTTATCAAAGCAGGTGGTTCGGTTGATGAGTTGGCAACGGCATTTTCAGCACTTTCTGATACTTCTGGTTTGCTTGCTAAAAGATTGGGACCACAGTTTGCAAACCGTTTAGCGCTACTGAACAAAACAGGATTGGATACTGCAAGTTCAACTGAAATTCTAAACGAAGCAATGATACGAGAAGGAATGACCGCAGTTGAAGCTCAAGACCGCTTAGGTGATTTGGTAAAAATTTCTAGAGATTTAGGCGAGCCTGTGGGCAAGGCAGCAAAAGAATTTACACAGTTTGGCTCGCAAATTAAAAAAGTCGGTCCTGCTGCCGTAAAAGAGTTCGCAAAACTAAAAGCAATATCCGCATCAACCGGGGTTGAAATAAGTAAATTAATTTCAATCAGTGAGGGCTTCACAACATTTGAGGATGCTGCAAGAGCAACACAACAATTAAATCTTGTGCTAGGAACAAACCTAAGCTCAGTTCAATTAATGAATATGTCCGAATCAGAAAGAGTGGAGACAATTCAAAGAGCAATCCGCGCACAGGGTGGATTAGAAAGCCTAAATCAACACCAAATCAGATTACTTGAAGATTCGATTCCCGGTAATTTAAAATTAACGGAAATAATGGGATTGCAAAATGAAGTGAGCGTCGATGCAACAGATACCACGAAAGACAACAACGAAGAACTTAATAAACAAGAAAAACAATTTCAAAAAGTTATGAGCGCTTCAGAAGCGATGGCTGCAAATATGAAGGCAGCAACATTAGAGATGGGCAAGGGTCTTGCAAAAGTATCTCAGTCGATTGGTGGTACGGTCAGTGGTCTGTCCACACTTACCACTATGATAGGTGTTGGTCTTGTTTCTGTTGTCTCGCTTGCAGCGTTCGCTTTCACAACTTTTGGCGGTGCAATGGCTACCGCTGGTCCTGCCGCTGCACTTGCCGGTGAAGGCATTGCAGTTGGAGGCACTGCTGCTGGTGGGGGTTTAACTGCTCTCGCTGGAGGAGGCACCGCAGCGATTCCAGTTTTATTAACTATCACGGGAGTAATTTTAGGTGTAGGCGCAGCCATCGCACTGGTTGTGTCTTCTGTCGCGCTTTTAGTAAAAGCAATTTCTGGAGCAGGAACCGAATCACTCTTGGCATTTGGTAAAATGATGGCAAATATTGCAATGGCTGTTAACCCAATTGGTATTATCTTCTTGGGTATTGAAAAAATAGTCAAATCAGTATCCGCTGGTATTGTTAGTGTTGCCAATGCAATCGGTAATTTGATGACCACCACGAAAGGTTTTGGTCTGGGCGACTTGGCAACTTTAACAGCGGTCGGTGGAGCGGTCGCCACCATTGCCAGCAATTTAGATGATGTGTCGCTACCAAAGCTTAAACAAATGAACACCTTGGTTAACTCCTCGCTCACCGCCGCAACCGGAGTAGGTTCAGGCGGTGGTGCTAAAACAATCACTGTTAATCTAACCCTTGATGGCAAGGTTTTAGATAGAAAAATCATTAGCACAACCAACGGGGCTTTAGTTAAGCCGTAAAAAACGTTGATAACTCTATTTATAGTATGGCGTATAAACACGAAGTCCGTAAAGCAAGGGTAAAATTTTTCTTACCACAAATCAACGAAACGGTAAGTTTCCCAGCATATTTATCTTCTTTGTCTGATGAATTTACTTCTAATTGGAATTCTGAACAATACTACGGAGTCCAAGACTCAATAGGGAACTTTGTTGGAACAAACAGGAAGATCAATTGTTCATTTAAAATATTGGCAAATGATCGGCGTGATTCGGTTATTTACCAAATTAAATTAAACAAACTGGCTCAATCTTTGTATCCTGAAATAAGTGACGAAATGGTGCCAACCTCCGCACCCCTAATAGGTGTCAAATTTCACAATATTATTCAGGACAAAGCTGGGTTTTTATTTGGTTGGATTGATGGCGTCTCCCTGACACCGGATTTAGCTGGGGCTGGATATAATTTTGGAGACTTTGGAGAAGAACAAGTTACTTTTAGAGCATGGGATTTTTCCTTTTCTTTAAACGTAATACACAAAGAACGTCCCGGTCGCAAAGCCAGCGGATTTACTCTTGGAGAAGTCAACCACTTTCCTGTGCGGATTAGCGACAAAGCATTGACGACTCCTCGTGATAAATATAAAGATCCCGAGGATCTTGCAAAAACAACACCTGATAATAAACGCAAGCTGCTCACTAATGCAGCAAAAGTTCCTCCACCGAACAAACCCGCCCAAACTCAACGACCGGGACCGACAAGAAAGGTATAATAGCGATGGGAACAAGAATAGAAAACAAAAATTCCTTTGAAAACAATAAGCTTGAGTTTCTTAAGAAATATCGAGGCAAGAAGAAGTTTATAAATCAGTTTGCATCTCAACAATTGGTTTACCCTTCTCAAACAGAAATAAACGAAATAGAAAATTTTGTTTACCATGTGTGGAAAGAAGGCGACACATACGCCAAACTTGGTTACGAGTATTATTCAGATCCTGCTTTGTGGTGGATCATCGCTACCATAAACAAAAAACCAACAGAGTTTGACTTAAAGGTTGGTGATGTGTTGTATGTTCCAACGGTTCTTTATGAAGCTATGGAGTTGGTAGGTTATTAAAAATGGCTGAAGACGAAAAGAAAAAAAAGATAAAACCAAGAAAACAAAACAAGTGGTCGGATCAAGCTTGGCTTGTATCAAATTCCGAATATTGGTTTAAGCCGGGGATATTTACTCTGTATACAGAATTTAAATATAGCTCAGTCTTACAAGGCTCGGCTGTTGATCATTTTATGAATTTAAAAGGAAGAGATTTATCAATTCTTCAGCCTTATTTTAAGCTTGAAAAGTGGGTTTATAAGGAAAGTATTAAGGGCAATAAACTTATAAAATCTGGAGGAGGATTCCGCAATTATCCAATCACTACATTACAGCGAGACATTGATGATGTGGCTAAAAAGCGTGGCAAAATCCCGTTTGTAACAATTAAATCGGTTGAGGTCCGTCGCGGCGAAAAAAGAATAGGCGAGAAAAATATAGAATTCACATTAGTGTTTCACGCTTCTAGTTACGAGGCGTTTACAAAAAAAAGAAAAGGCGTCGCCCTTATAGATTTTATTAGAAGAAGCCAAACATCTAAGATAGAGAATGCGAAAGATCCCAACGTCACAAACCCGAGAGACCACGCCGCTCGCCTGACGATTGGAATTGCTGCTCCTAATGGGCAGTCTTTTAATAGTCTGACCGAAAAGAACTTTTTAAGCAATGGCGGCGAACGTGTAAAAAGATTCGCAACCAGCCCCAGCCGACAAATAAGATTGATGGGAACGCTGCTTGACCACGATGTAACACTAAATTCTGACGGCTCGTTGGACGTGACAATAACATTTTTAGGGATGATGGACACCTTTTTTGAGAACCCAGAGTTAAACATTCTTTTTAATACCAAGAAAGCCACACCTATTCAAAAAAAGATTGACGAACTTCAAAAGAAAATAACTAAAACTACCAAAAAAGGGCAAAGAACCACCCTTCAAAAAGAACTAGAATCCATGAAGAAGACGTATGCAGAAGAGGCGTACAAGGATATAATAAGAGACTTTAAAAAGAAAGGGTATGTGTTGCAAGCGTCTGTAAGCCCAAAAATCATAAATGCAGTTACAAACAGGCTCACTCCAAAAGAACAATATGAACAAGACGAAGAGGCTAAGAAAAAGAGCGCCAAAGGCACCACCCAAGGCGGCAAATATGCTTATCGGCATATTCAAACAAAAATTATGGGTAAAAGGTTTGCGTCTAAATTCTACAAAGAATTGTGGGTAGCCCCCCCCAAGCCTGATTCCAAGCCGGTAAAATATAAAGCAGGAGCAGTTTCTGCTTTAAGAGAAAACCCTGTCGAGTACAAGGGCGCTAGATACACGCCAAGGGTAATATTGTATGTTCCTCTGGGTGTAATTATAGCCTATTTTATGGACAATGCTCTTAGAAAAGCAGTAACACCAAGCGACAATAAATATCTAAACTTTACGCCCAATATAGCGATTGGCAATATTCGTTTTAGTCAAACCTCTGGCGCATCGGTCGGCATACCATCTTTAATGGAAACCGGCGGCAAGTTTTATACAACAAAGGAAACTATTCATGAAGCAAATATGGGAACGATCCCTGTAGCCCTTTCAACCTTTCAAAAATGGTTTGTAAAATATGTATCTGGACAAAACAAAACAACGATTAGCATGAGACAATTCTTAATGAATCTTTTGCAAAATTTAATTGCGGAGTCGTTTGATAGTTTTGGTCCCGCTTGCTTTGCCCCAAGACTTTGGAACGCAAATATGAATTATTATTCATATAATAAAGGAACCAGCTTACACCTATCGGCATTGAACGGTGGAACAGTTCAGGATAAATACGTTACTTTTAAATTAGCCGGTTCTCAAGCAGTCGTGAAAAATGTTTCCTTTTCTAAGGCGAATGTCTCAAAACACTTTGGTGCCGCACAACAGGGAAAAGCCGCTTTTAGTGATACTGGTATTGTAAGATTTCCAACTGAAGCAACCATAGAAATGGTGGGAAATCCGTTTTTTAAGAACGGTCAATTAATAATCATCGATCCGAGAGGATTCATACCAGTTACAAAAGACGCGGGTCAGCTAGGCATTGGCGGCGCATATAGAATTATTTCTACACAAATGAATTGGGAAGTTAGTTCTTGGACCACCACAATTAAAGCAGTTTTTGAGTCTGCATACAAAAAAAATAGAACAAAGGCAGTTAAAGGCTCTACAACAGGAACAGCCTACATTGATTTTCCAGATATTGAAAGGGGAACATATGGCAAGAAAGCAGCACCCGGCTCGGTTGTAGCCGAACAACCACCTATTGTTAACCCTACAAACAGCCCTAGACAAAAAAAGTGTGGACCAAACGACAATAGTAACAGATGTCAAATCGCCCGAAGGAAAGCCGCGTTAGCAGGGGTAAGATAGTGAAAGAAATAACAGGTCAAGGATATGCCTCTGAAATACCAGAGTCAAGCAACGAAGCAACGGCAATTACTAATTTTCAGGAAAGAGCCTTTATTGATTATACTGAGGATGCCGCTCTAACTGTAGATATTAGAACGCAGAAATCACTATTTGGAAGAATTGATGAGGACAACAATTCAATCTATCCAAATGTTGACAAGGTTGTCTTTGATCCAACACTGGGGGTGTTTGGGTTTGATTTTGCGCTGACTCTTATTAAGCAGTTCTCCACAGAATGGGAGTCTGTTCAACCGCAGGTTTCTAAGTTTTCTGTTTATAAGAGTCCAACGATTACAAGCCAATTTAGAGACGTAGACGAAGTTCTTGAAAAATACTATGCTGAGTTATTTGAGCAGTTTAGGGCTGAGTTGTTTATCAGTGGCGAACAAGTTAGTATAACCGGATTCGATGATTATGTTTCAAAATTCATAACTTTTATGAAACAGAAAAGTATGTTATTTACTCGCGAAGCGCTAATAAGAACAAATAAGTTTCATCCTGATAGCACACTACTAATTTATAATTTAAGTGAAGCGCCACACGGAAACGATGAAACAGCACTGGTTGATTATTACTACGATGCTTCGTTTCCTGCTGTGAGTGAGTTTCTGCTACATCACGGTTTGGTCTTAGATCGGCATTCTCCTTGGAGGTTTGTAGTGAATCTTAAATCACCACAGGTTACAAGCCCAGACAAAGATCGAGAGATGCCGTGGACTCAAATAAACACAAAGAAGCTTATTGCTGATTATTTTATACCCGCTTATAAATCTGAAGCAACAAAAGCAAAGGAACTTTTAGTTTCTTACTACAACACGTTTATAACAACGATAACCAAAAAGAAAATTTCTCAATGCTCGGAAACACTTAAGCCGATACAGTTGGATGTTAACATTTCTCCTGCTGTTGACTCCGCATCTGTAAACTTGACAGTGATTAATTTTTTGATCGCAGTAAGGGAATATGAAACAAAAAAGAATATAACAAGTTCAATGAGACAAAAAATAACACAGGAGTTACAGAAAGACATAAACAAGATAGATGCGGCTTACCAAGTTCTTCACGAACTAATGAAAAAACGCCAATTTTTTGTCCCACCCAAAGTTATGAGCAGGGTTGATGCCCTAGTCATTTCAAACTATCTGCGTTGCAATGGCGCACACCGTTCATTCTCAGACGGTTCTTGGGTTCCCTGTAAAAACATAGTAGAGTTTCTTTCAAAAGTAAAACAAAATAAAGGCGCACCCGCAGTCTTAGAATCGTTTTTAGCCAATATTAACAAAGAAGAAATCGAAGCTGATCAAGAGGAAATCCTTGACATCATCGATCCTTTCTAGTATACTGGCAGTATGATTTTTCAAACGCTAGACGACAAAGAAACATGTGTTGCGTCTTATTTCCAAGGCGCACTTCATTTTGACCAGATTCCAGAGCAAGGCTCTGGGACTTGGAACTATCATACATACTTGCCAGAGAAAGTCAAGTTTGCAGAACTTTGGGCTGGTGGCAAAACCATTGACCAAGTTTGTCCAGAGGATCTAAAAGAAGATTGGGATGCCTCAACCAACCGGCTGAAAGCAATGCTCAAATCTTTTTATCACGTTGGTCTAACCATCGATGATTTTTGTTTTTATGAGTTAGTTCCCCACAGGTTTCTCAAGCAACACGCTGAACTAAAGAACCGCATCACAGAACACGTTCTACGGAACTATCCAAAGCCCGAGAACTATGACACAACCATTAGGACAGAACAAGTTCTAAAAGAAATAAGTCTTCAGCCCCAAAAGCTCAACGCTTCTAACATTCGTCTTCAAATGGCGACAACTTCTGGACGTGATCTTTTCAACAGATTACGGGACAACCCATACATCAAATACAACCAGTTCGGAACGCGCACTGGTCGCCTGACAACGCGCCCAAATAGTTTTCCTATACTGACACTGCCTAAAAAAATACGCGGCGTTATAGAGCCTTATAAATCAGTTTTTCTTGAGTTCGATGTTGTGTCGGCTGAAGTTGCAACTCTCTTTTATCTAACCGACCAACCCATTCCCGAAGGCGACCTTCACGAGTGGATTAACAAAAAGGCATTCGGTGGTAAACTAACGAGAGATGAGAGCAAAAAAAGATTCTTTTCTTGGTTGTACGATCCAAGAAAGTCAAACGAATCTTTGGAGAAACTATTTAGTAGACAGGAAATTCTTGAACGGTATTACTCTAACGGCAAGATTACTAACCCATTGGGTAGAAAGATAGAAGTGGGGGAGGAAAAAGCACTAAACTATCTTGTGCAAAGCACATTCAACGATATTTTCCTGTTCAACATCGCCAGACTGTCAAACAAAATGAAAAAATGGGGAATGAAGTCCCGTATTTCATTTGTGGTTCACGATAGCGTTGTTCTAGACTTCGATAAAACGGAGAGATCCAAAATTGAAGACATTATGTCCGTTATTTCTAATTTTGACGGATACAAATTTGGTCTTCACATGAGTCTCGGAACAAATTGGGGAGCGATGAAGGAGATTTTATGAGAAGTATTGTCGCAGTAGGAGAAGCAGCAATTTATTTTACAAATTATCTGGAAAAATACCCAGATTTTTCTTTTTACACCCTCAACCACACCTCGGCTGAGTTCAAAGTCCCGATCTACACAGAGTTGGAGAGATATGAAGAGACCTTGAGGGGTCTAAAGAAATATTTGTCCACAGTGGCTGACGATGTAACTTATGTCGTATCAGGTGGAGAACACGTTTCACTTATTTCACTGCAAGTTCTAAAGCACATCAAAAATAAAAACGTAGACATTGTTTATTTGCAGCCAGACCTTGACACTCTCAACAAAACTGGTATAATGTTACACAACTTGGTTCACGGTGTTTTGCAAGAGAAGACCCGTTCACATACTTTCAAGGAGTTTACGGTTTTTGATTTAGCCGAAGTAAAAAAGATTTCTGGCACTGTAACGCTTGGCAAAATGAATGAGGCGGTTGTTCACTGCTGCGCTCAACACTGGCAGGCACACCTTTGGCTTTCTTCTCTCGACCCTGTGTTTGAAATCCGAGAAGAAAAAATTAAAAACGCGGTTATTTCTACACTTTCTTATTGTGATTTTTCCTTGACAACAACCACAAATCTTGGTAATATATTATTCACACGCGAAAAGGAGGTTCTTCTAGGAATACCAGAAAAAAGACTAAATGAGGACACAAATCTCCACAACGAGATTATGTCAAACTTTAAACAGTACAGGGAGCAGGAAGTATCAACTTCCATCAAAGTGTGCGGTGTTCCCTTTGAGCAAGAAATCGTTTATGTGAAAAGCTCAACCACAGCCGTGCAGAATAAAATGTTACAAGAAACTATTGACAAAGAACAAAATCAATAGTATTATAAAGCAAACCATACAGCAAAGGAGTAATTTTATTATGGCAATTGATTTTAGCAAGTATAAAGCAAAACTGGACGCCCTTGATGGCAAGCGCTCTGGAGGAAAGAACAACGATACGTTCTGGAAGCCAGAGATTGGGACACACCAGATTCGTATCCTTCCCGCAGAGGATGGAGATCCCGTAAAGGAACTTCATTTTCACTATAACGTGGAAAAGGGCGGTGTGATGTGTCCAAAGCGCAACTTCAATGACAGTTGTCCTATCTGTGAGTTCGCGACTTCACTTTACCGTGAGGGAACGCCTGACAGTCAGGATCAGGCAAAGAAGTTGTTTGTGACTCAGCGTTACTACGCTCCAGCGATTATTCGCGGTCAGGAGGAGCGTGGTCCTGTTCTGTGGTCTTTCCCAAAGACTGCTTACAGGTCTATCATTGAGACCATCCTTGATGAAGACTATGGCGATGTGACTGACCCCAAGAAGGGTTTCGACTTGAAGGTCACTTACATTGGCAAGAACTTCGGCAAGGGTGACCGAGTTGTCTTTGATAACCTTCAGCCTCGTCCTCGTCCGACCACTTTGTGTGACGACGATGCTCAAGCCACTGAGTGGATGAATCACGAGATTGATGTTTACAAGATCTTTGATCGCAAGTCTCCCGACGAGGTTCAAAAGATTTTGGACAACTACCTGATGCCTGACGGCGGCAACGATACTGTCCGCTATGGAGGTTCTGAGAAGCCTGCTTCTAAGACCTCGATGGTTGACGCAGCGTTCGCCAATGTCGGCTAAACATTGCTGAGTGGGGGAGGGGCGAAAGCCCCTCCCCTTTTATAAAGGAGACATAATGCCGAGAAAATCAAAAGCTGATAAGGCTGGCAAGCTTTCTTTGAAAGATATGCAAAAACTTATCAATAAACGAGCAGGAATGGCGGTTGCTTATGATTTAAACGAAGACAACCCCACGATTGTAAAAGAGTGGATTCCAACTGGCTCACGAGTTCTTGACTCAATTATTTGTCGAGGACAACTTGCTGGTCTTCCAGCAGGAAAAATTGTTGAAATCGCAGGGCTACAAGCCACTGGCAAGTCTTACATGGCTGCACAGTGTGCTGCTAATGCCCAAAAAATGGGCTTTGATGTTATTTATTTTGACTCAGAGTCTGCCATTGATCCAGAGTTTCTTAAGAATGCAGGGTGTAATCTAGACACTCTTCTTTATGTTCAGGCTTCTTCAGTAGAGTTTGTGTTGGAGACAATCGAAGATCTTCTAGCAAACAACGAAAATAAAATGTTGTTTATCTGGGATTCTTTGGCATTGACCCCAAGCAACTCTGACGTTGAAGGTGACTTCAATCCTCTTAGTTCAATGGCTGTCAAACCACGCATTTTGTCAAAGGGTCTGTCCAAGTTGACAGTTCCAATTGCAAATAGTGGTTCCGTGATGTTGGTTCTCAACCAGTTGAAGACAAACATTACTATGAATGTTGCAGAGGCTTTGACGACGCCTTATTTCACACCGGGGGGTAAGGCTTTAGCATATGCCTATTCGCTCCGTATTTGGCTCACAAAGCGCAAAGCAAAGAATGCATTCATCACTAATGATGCAGGCTTTAGGATTGGCTCTGAGGTTAAAGTAAAACTAGAAAAATCTCGCTTCGGAACAGAAGGTCGAATGTGTCAGTTTCAGATTATCTGGGGCGAAGCACAACCTCGCATCTTGGATAAAGAGAGTTGGTTCGACGCTGTAAAGATTTCTGATCAGTTGAAGTCCGGTGGTCCTTGGTGGACACTAACCTTTGACGACGGAACACAAAAGAAGTTCCAAGGTGGCGCTTGGTTGGAAATGCTTGAGGATAAAAAGTTTTACGATCAAATTATTAAAATTATGGATCGAGAACTTATTCAAAAGTTTGATGAGCAAACTGGCGATGCTTCGGCGTATTACGAAAGCAAAGAAGATGAAGATTAGCCAATCGAGTAAAAAGACTCAAAGGTATTTTGAACTTGCGCGGCGCATGGCGAAGGAAAGCACCTACGGGAAACTTCGTCATGGAGCGGTGCTTGTCAAGGGCGGGAGAGTCGTATCAGTAGGATTTAATAAAGGGTCTTACTGTGCCTTCGGTCAAAGATTTAGAGATATTCACAAATACGGTCACGCCACACAGCACGCAGAAATCTCCGCAATACTTGGCATTTCAGCAAAAACAACACAAGGGGCATCAATGTATGTTGCGAGAATAAATAACGAGAACAAATTTAGAATGTCCAAGCCCTGTTGTATGTGCCACGAAGTAATGGAGTTTGTTGGTGTGCGAAAAGTATATTACACAACGGGAGAAGATTCATATGAGACAGCCGCAATCGGACTTGATGAGTCGTTTTGGCATAGAGGTGCAGACGATTAATGAAAATGAAGATGGTTCGCTAGATGTAAAAGTAGACGTAAACGAACGGTTCAAAGAATGGTTTGTGTATATGCACGGACTCCCACAGTGGGATGAAGATTATTTTGAGCAGTGGTTTCTAAAAACACTCGGTGATTATGTAGGGGTAAATCCAAATGAATAGAATGATGATTGTAGACGGAAATAATTCTTTTTTACGCAACTACGTTGTAGACCCGTCTCTATCAAATAATGGAGAACCCATTGGCGGTTGTAAAGGCTTTCTAAAGTCTCTGCAAAAGCAATGCCGTATTATTAAGCCAGACTTTGTTGTAGTGGTGTGGGACGGTGAAGGTGGTTCGCTCAAGCGAAGAACCCAAAATAAAAACTATAAAGAAGGTCGTAAGCCGATCCGCTTTAACCGTCCAAATACCTTTATGACAGATAGGCAACAAAATGACAATAGAGTTTGGCAAATGGGAAGGTTGTTTGAATACCTAAACGAACTTCCTATTGCCCAACTTATTTCGGAGAACGTGGAAGCTGACGATTTGGTTGGCTACATTGTTTCTCGCTTCCCAAAAACAGAAAAGGTTATCGTTTCCTCAGACAAGGATTTCTTTCAACTCTGCGACGACAAAACTATTGTTTATCGTCCAATCCAAGATAAGTTTGTTACAAAGAAAACTATTCTTGAGGAGTTCAAGATTCACCCTCGTAACTTTGCACTTGCCCGTGCTATCACGGGTGACAAGTCAGACAATCTTGTTGGTGTTCCAAGAGCAGGGCTAAAGACCGTTGCGTCACGTTTCCCAGAGATGGCTGAAGACCGTGACATTTTTATCAACGAGTTGGTTCAGCTTTGTGAAACAGCCGAGAAGAAAGTAAAAATTTACGAAAGTATTGTAGAGAACAAACAACTTGTAACAGACAACTACAAACTAATGCAACTATACACCCCTTCGATTTCGACCAGAACAAAAGCAAAGATTGATTGGTCACTCAAAGAATGTTGCACAGATTTTAATCTTACACAGGTCAACGCAATGATGTTGGAAGACGGATTTGGAAATTATAACTTTGGACAACTTTGGGCTACGATGAGAAACATCTCCTTGCAATCAAAATAAAACTATAGTAGAATAGAACAAATAAGGGGGTGAAATGAAAGGGCAAGAATTTGAGTTGGAGAACTTTGCGAAGTTCGGCAAAAACTTTCAAGAAAAGTTGGTTCAGTGTATGTTTTACGACAGGTCGTTCTATGACCAGATGTCGGATATTTTTGATATTTATTTTCTAGAACTAAAGTATCTAAGGTTGTTTTATTCTCGGCTTGCTGGTTATCGCAGTACATACGAGAAGCATCCTTCGGTAGACATTATGACTTCAGTAATCAAGACAGAACTTGATGATGAAACTGAAGTGGTCAAGAAGCAGGTAAGGGATTACTTTGCTCGCATCGCAGTTACAAATGTGGTCGAGGATTCAGAGTATGTAAAAGCCACCGCTCTTGATTTTTGCAAGAAACAAAAACTAAAAGAAGCTATTATGAAGTCCGTTGGTCTTCTCAAGACTTCTTCGTTTGATGAAATCAAAGAAGTTATTGATAGCGCAATGAAGTTGGGTCTGGATAATAATCATGGTTATGATTATCTGCTAGACTTTGAAGAACGATTTATGATGAAGTCGCGCAACCCAATGACCACGGGTTGGAAGACGATTGATGACATTACAAAAGGTGGGTTAGGTCGCGGAGAACTTGGAGTTGTTATTGCTCCAACTGGTGCAGGAAAGTCTATGGCTCTTGTTCACCTTGGCGCACAAGCAGTCAAGGCTGGCAAGAATGTGGTTTACTATACTCTAGAACTTCTTGACACAGTTGTGGCTTCTCGCTTTGATTCTTGTATTACAGGGATCAGGTTACAAGACCTAACGACACTGAAAGACGAAGTTTATGACGAGGTAAAAGATCTGGAAGGTCGCCTGATCATCAAGGAGTACCCAACTAAATCTGCCAATGTGAATAAACTAAAACAGCATCTAGAGAAGCTTCGTTTCACAGGTTTTGAACCTGATTTAATTTGTGTAGATTATGGAGATCTTTTGTCGCCTATTTCTTCTTACAAGGAGAAACGGATTGAGTTGGAGACTATTTATGAAGACCTTCGGGGAATGGCGCAAGAGTTTGAGTGTCCCGTTTGGACAGCTTCCCAGACCAACCGCAGCGGCTTGAACGCTGAAGTTGTTACTATGGAGTCAATTAGCGAGGCGTTTAACAAATGCTTTGTAGCGGATTTCATCTTTACTCTTTCGCGGACGATTACAGACAAGAACAATAACTCTGGCAGGATATTTGTGGCTAAAAACAGAAATGGTCCTGATGGTATTGTTTACCCCATTTTTATGGATACGAGCAATATCAAGATCGATGTTCTTTCCCCGACAGGCGAGACGGCTGATGAGATTAATCAGAACGCAGCCAAAAAACAACAAGAAACTCTCAGAGAAAAATATAAAAAATTTAGAAACGGAGGAAATTAAATGGATCTAGAGAAGAATATACTTTCTGATATTACAGTGCATATGAAGTATGCAAAATATCTCCCCAAGAAAGAACGTCGTGAGACATGGACAGAACTTGTCAATAGAAATAAAAATATGCACGCCAAAACTTATCCTGAGTTGAAGGACGAGATCAATGAGGCGTACAAGTATGTAAAAAACAAAAAGGTTCTGCCTTCAATGCGTTCAATGCAGTTCGGTGGAAAGCCGATCGAAATAAATCCAGCAAGGATTTATAATTGTGCTTTTGCTCCGATCGATGATTGGCGAGTATTCAGTGAGGTTATGTTTCTTCTCTTGGGTGGCACAGGTGTGGGCTATAGCGTTCAACAACACCACGTTGAAAAGTTGCCAGAGATCCGTAAACCAAATCCAAATCGCACCCGTCGTTTCCTTATTGGAGACAGCATTGAAGGCTGGGCAGATGCGGTCAAAGCTTTGATGCGAAATTATTTTTATGGTGGTTCAAAGATCAGATTTGACTTTTCTGATATCCGAGCCAAAGGTTCCAGACTAATTACTTCTGGTGGGAAGGCACCGGGACCAC